ACCGGAAACATTACCTGTTGTAGATTTAACAGAAATCAATAAAGTTTATGACGAATATCTAAAAATTGGTAAGATAATACCAGCTCAAAAAGATGCAGTTATAAATTTACTATCATCAAATATGGTTGTAAATCTATCAGATGATAAAAATAATCCAATAGAATTATTTAAATCATTTATGAAAAATCAACCAAAAATAATTAATTTTGATGAAAAAGGAAACGCAATGCCAGCAACAGAAGAAAAAAAAGAAGAAGAAATAATGCCAAAAGATGTAGAGAACTTTTATAAACATAAGATGAATTTATCAGAAGAATCAGCAACAAAGGCATGGGGTATTGCTAAAGAATTAGAAAAGAAAGAAAAGGAACAAAATAGTTCAATATTCAATCAATAAAAATAAATAAATAATAAAACATGGCAGCAGCAACAGAAGCTTATAACAATAAGAGACAAGATGGCGATCTAGTAGCAGTCAAGGTAAAGGGTTCAACAACTATTTACAAAGGGACTATGCTTATCGACAAGACATCAGGCTATGCTGAACCAGGAGATGATGGGTCAGGTTATACCTTTTTAGGTGTAGCATATGAAAACGCATCAAACGGTTCAGGAGATGATGGAGATATGGATGTAAGAGTTTGGAAAACAGGTGTTTTCGAATTCAATAAAACATCAGCAACACAAACAGATTTAGGTGTATTAATGTACATCACAGATGATAAAACAGTAGCAGCATCAACAACAAATTCAATTAGCGCAGGTTACGTAGTAGGCGTACCTAGCTCAACAAAGGTCTTACTTAGAATAGATAGAGTAGTTGTTTAAAATAAAAATTAAAATATGGCTATAAATAACAGAGATTTAACAAAACTTTTAGCATCAGGAGTAAAAACTGAGTTTATGAAAGCGTTTGATGAATCAGCAAAAGATCATTTAGAGATTACAACAATTATAAAATCTACACACGAATCAGAATCTTATGCATGGTTAGGATCAACACCTTCAACAAGAGAATGGAAAGATGAAAGAAAACCACAAGGAATGAATGAATACAACTTCACAGTAGCAAACAGAGACTGGGAAGCATCAATCGCAGTAGATAGAAATGCACTAGAAGATGAACAATACGGACAAATCGACATAAAAATTAGAGAACTAGCATCAGAATCTGTAAGATTTTTTGATGAATTAGTATTTACACTATTAGCAGAAGGAGCAGTAACAACAGGAGTAACTAGTCTATATCTAGGAAAAGACACAGCTTGTTATGATGATAAAGCATTCTTCGCATCAGACCATTCAGAAAAGGATTCAGGAACACAATCAAATCTAGGATCAACAGCATTAAGTGTTACAACTTTAAGAGCAGGTATCACAGCAATGGAGAAATTTAAGAGAGATAATGGAAAACCAACACATGCAAAAGCAAACTTAATTGTAACAGCACCAGATTTAAGATGGACAGCAATGGAACTTTTAGAATCAAATTATTTCCCAGAAGAAGGTACATCAAACACAAAGATGGCAAAGAATGTATTAAAAGGAGCGGTAGGATATATGTCTTCAGCTTATTTAACAGATACCAATAACTGGTTCTTGTTTGATACAAATAAAGTTGTAAAACCTTTCATACTTCAAATGAGAAGAGAACCAGAAGTAACACAACTAGAAAAAGGAACAGAAGCATCATTTATGAGAAAACAACAATACTACGGTATTGATTGGAGAGGAGCAGCAGCATTCGGAGACTGGAGAACAGCTTACGGAGCAATAGTTGCTTAAGAACAACTAAGATAAAAATAAATAATCCTTGAAGTCCCATTGAGTATTATCCATTCCCAAAGTACTTAATGGGTGGAATGGCTTTAAGGCTAAAATAAACATAGGTTAAATATGTATAAATTGAATAAAATTCTTATTGGTATACCTACATTTGGTTATATTCATTGGCGATTTGCATCATCTTTGACTGGTTTAGAGACACCAGAAGGTACAAAAATAAGTTGGATTCCTAGAGTAATGATTGATACTGCTAGGAATATTTTAGTAGAAAAAACATTAGATGATGGTTTCACACATCTTTTAATGATTGATGATGACCATACGTTTCATGGTGATATTATTACGAAAATGTTAGAAAAAGATGTTGATATTATTGGAGCGTTAGCATTTAAAAGGAGACCAGATTTTGGTCCGTGTGTATATAAAAAGAATGGAGAAGGTTTATTCCAATCAATAAAACCTTTAGTTTTTACAGAAGTAGACGCAATAGGTAGTGGATGTGTTTTAATAAAAAGAAAAGTATTTGAAAAAATAGCATACCCATGGTTTGAAACTTATTATGATAAAAATGGAATACATTGGTCTGTTGATTTTGATTTTTGTAAAAAAGCAACCAATAAAGGGTTTAAAATTTGGTGTGACCCAAATATTAGAGTTGGTCATTTAGGAGATCAACCAGTTTTAGGTGAACAAGATTTTGAATCATATTTAAAAAATAAAGAAATAAAAATAGAATATGCAACCGAAAATCCAATTGCCCCAACCGGGAGAATTTAATAACATAAACATAGCTCTTGCTATACCAACATCTGGTTTAATGGACTGGCGTTTTGTTTCATCTTTTCGTAGTTTAATAGTACCATGTCAACATACACTTGTTTGGACTGTTCGTACAATGATTGATACTGCAAGAAATATGTTAGTACAACAAGCATTAGAAGTTAATGTTGAAGGTTCCCCAACCCCAAAAACGACTCACATCTTGATGATTGATGATGATCATACTTTTTCTCCAGATATGTTAATAAAAATGTTAAGACATAAAAAAGATATTATTGGAGCATTAGCATTTAAAAGAAATGATGATTTTAGACCATGTTGTTTTACTGAAACTATAGATGAAAATAATGTAAAACATTATAACCCAACAATACCTGGTGTTATGTCTAAAGTAGACGCAATAGGTACTGGTGCTATGTTAATTGATATGAAAGTATTTGAAAAAATAGCATACCCATGGTTTGAAACTTATTACACACCAAGTAAAGTTGAAGAACATTGGTCTGTTGATTTTGATTTTTGTAAAAAAGCTAAAAGAGCTGGTGTAGATGTATGGTGTGATCCAACAATTGAAATTGGTCATATCGCTTTACCAAGTGTTATAACCAGACAGGATTTTTTAAAAAAAGTAAAAGATAATCCAAATTGGAAAATTGAATATGATAAACCAGAAGAAACAGACAAACAAGAAATAGATGAATCAACAAAATAATATATTATTAGGTATACCATCTCTTGGTAGCGTTGATTGGCGTTTTGCATCGTCTTTAGCTTTAATGAAATCACCATGTATTGTGACACATATGTGGACAGTTAGAACAATGATAAATGAAGCTAGAAATTTATTTGTTAAAGAATTATTATCTAATGATAAATACACACATCTTTGTATGATAGATGATGATGAAATATTTGAGCCAAATATTTTAGTTGACTTATATCAAAAAAATGTTGAAGCTATTTGTGCTAATGTTTATCAAAGACGTGAACCATATAGTCCATGTGTGTTTAAGAAATTAGATGATGGATATCATCCGTATTATACTAATAAATTTGAAAAAGTTGATGGTTTTGGTACTGGTTTTGTATTATATAAAAGAGAAGTATTTGAAAAAATACATTACCCATGGTTTGAAACTTATTATGATGATGTTGGTGATTTATGGTCTGTTGATTTAGACTTTACAAATAAAATGTATAAAGCTGGTATTAATATGTATGTTGATGGTCCTAGTATAGTAAAACATATTGGTGATCAAATTATTGTTGATGATGTTTTTGTTAGTGATTATTTAAAAAAGGAAAATAAAAAAACTACATTATATTCAGAAAAGGAATTGAAAAAAAGGATTGAAAATGGTATAATAAAGTAAATAAAAAAAATAATTATGGCAATAGAATACACAAATTTTGATAGTGTAACTGATTCAGGAGGCAATAAACTTTCCTTTGATAAATTATTAGTATCAGCAGGAGCAATTGAAGGTGTTACATTATATCATAAACAAGGTACACACCCAGATGTTGATAATGGTGATTTACCAGAAGATGTTTGGGATGCTGGACTTCTTTATACTTATTCAACAACAGCAGATATAGATAGTATATCTAGTGATTCTGTTAGTGATATTACTGAGATAACAATAATGGGACTCGATGAGAATTGGGACGCAGTGACACAAGTGATAACATTAAAAGGACAAACTAGAGTAGCATTAACTACAGATTTGATTAGAGTAACTAAAATGTATAATTCAGGAGCTGTTGATTATGCTGGAAATATATATTGTTATGTAAATTCAGATATTACAACAGGCACACCAGATGATCTAACTGAAGTAAGAGCTATGGTTCGTGGTTCAATTAATGAAACTTTAATGGGAGTTTCTGCAGTTCCAGCAGGTTATACTGCTTTTATGCATTGTGGATTTATTAACTTATTAAAATCTGCAGCTTCTGCTTCATGTGATATATCATTTAGAATTAGAATGTTTGGTAGTGTATTTAATACAAAACATTATATGGCACAACATACATATGGTGGAGCATATCAATATGATTTTGAATATCCAATGAGAATACCTGAAAAATCTGATATGAAAGTTACTGTTAAATATTCATCAAGAGATAATGCAGAGATTAATGCTGGATTTGATTATATATTAGTTAAAAATACATTACTTGCAGATATAATATAATAAAATAATAAAGACAAATGCTATTAAAGCAGGTTTATGAAAAGTTTACATATAGGGGTATTTAACCCCGGATTAATACATCAAGCATCACCATATCCAGGTGATAATATCTTTGCAAAAGGATTTGAAAAAAATAACTTTGAAGTTGTTCGTTTTGATTATAGAGCAACACGAACACCAAATGAAGATCTTATAAAAAAAGCACGAGAAGAAAATCCCGATGTTTTTTTCTTTGGAAAAGCAGAAAGTATTACAGCTGATACAATATTGGCTATTCGGAATTATCATAAAAACGCAATATTTCTGAAATGGGGTGCTGATGTTCGTGATATTCCAACCGCACATGATTTAGCACATAATCAATATATGGATTGGTTTTTTGCTACATATGGTGGTGAATATTTACAAAAACATTTATTACCAAGCATGAAAGGTGTTTGTTCTATCTTAACGTTTACAGATTCTGATTTTTATAACGAAAGAGCAATTGATTTTGGTTTTCGTTATGATGTTCTTTGGTCTGGTAGAAATAATATTGGTGATAATAACATGAGAGATGATATTATAAACACTTTATCAAATTTAAAAGATAAAAAAATTGGTCTTTTTGGTATTCGTGAACCATGGATTGGAAATCCAGAATATTTATATGTTATAAATGGATCAAAAATAGGTATTGGTTCAAATAGTTTTAATCGTGTAAAATATTCATCTGATAGACTAGGAAATTATATGTCATGTGGATTATTCTATTTAACACAACATATTGAAGGTTTGGATGAGTGTTTCATACCAGGTCAAGACTTAGATACTTTTAAAACAATAGAAGAAATGAAAGAAAAAATAAATTATTATTTAAAAAATCCAGAAAAAAGAGAAAAAATAGCTTTATCTGGTAAACAAAAAGTATATAAATATTTTGATACTAAACCATTAGTTAAAAATATATTACATGTAGTTGAAAAAGGTTGTTCTAAATATGAATGGGATGATGTTTATGTCAATTAAAATTACAACGTATTTACAGGCGTTTAAACGCCCTCAATTATTAAAGGAACAATATGATGCTATACAAGTTCAAACAGAGCTTAGTGATACCATTATAGTCCAAAACGAAGGTGGTAAGAAATTTTCATACCCAAAAAATACACATATTATACATAGTTCAGAGAATATGAAATTTCATTTGAGATTTGCAATCGGATTAACTGCTAAAACAGAATATGTTGCATTTTTTGATGATGATACTATTCCAGGGAAACAATGGTATAGTAATTGTTTAAATATGATAAAAAAACATAATTGTATCTGTGGTACAAATGGAAGAATATATAGACCTGATATTCAAAGATGGGAAGGTCCAGGATGGGCTACTAAAAATGAACAAGAAATTCAAGTTGATTTTGTTGGTCATGCTTGGTTTTTAAAAACAGAACATTTAAAATATATGTGGTATGATAAAATAATGGAATTTAAGAATGGTGAAGATATTATGTTGTCTGCAAATGCACAAATATATGGGAATATACCTACATTTGTTCCACCACATCCATCAAAACAGCCTGAATTACATGGATCTGGTAAAGATGCTATGTCATATGGTAGTGATAGTGTTGCTCATTGGATTTCACAACCAACACACACAAGTGATAGAAATGCTTTAATAAATAAATACATAGAAAAAGGATGGAAACTTCAAAATCAATGAATATATGACAAATTATTATAATATGGTCGGAAGATCAAAAATAAATACAATAAGAGAATATATAGAAGCAAAAAGTGATGAAATAGATTCAGTATATGATGTTGGATGTAATACTGGTGAAGTTTCTTATAAATTAAAAGGAATATCAAATATATTAGGTATTGATATAGAAAGATGTAAAGATTTGCCAGATGATTATAATTTTAAGAAATATGATATTACAAAAGAAACAAATATTCAATATTCAGATGTGACTTTGTTTTTAAGTATCTATCATCATCTTTTAGGGATACATGGTATTAAAATTGCTGATAATATTTTTTATAAATTATTATTAAGAACTAAGTATTTAATATTCGATGTTGGTAATTTATCTGAAAAAGGTAGATCTGGTACATATTGGTCAAAGGAAGAACGTAAATATTTTAAAAATGAAAAAGAATTGTTAGATCATTTTAATTTACCATATAAGGTTATTGGAACATGGAAATGTGGTGGTGGTAGTAGAAATATTGTTGTATTTAAAAAAGATGATTTTGATATAAAAATAAAAGAAATTGGTAAATATGGAAGACATATCGGGAGAAGTAAACAAATAGATGGTCTTATTAAATATACAAAAGAAGATAAAGAATTATATCCATGTGTAATTTTTTATAAATTAAAATTAGGTAATAAAATATTCTTTGGAAAGAAATGGATTAATGGTATTGATATTGTAAAAAATATTATTAATGGTTCATATGAAGAATTAAAAGAAAAGACAAATATACAAATAGTATATGAAAAGATAGATAAAAATAAATTAATAGATTTTTATGGTGTTTCTGATAAATATGGAATATTATATGAATGGATTGATAATATGAAATGGATTAAAAAAACAAAATTAATATGTATAAATAGTGATGATGTTGATTTAGTAAAAATAAAAAAAGATGAAAAATATATAGATTTTTGGACATTAAAAGAAAATAATATACAAAAAAGATGAAAAATTCAAAACAAATAAATAAAAAATCATTTACTTGTGCAGACGAATACCCAGAAAAGATATTAAATAATATTAATATTTTAGAAGATGTTAAATATCATGACATTAGACCATTTCATGTTCAGTTAAATCCAACAAACGTTTGTCCATATAGTTGTTCATTCTGTTCTTATGTGAATAGAGATAAAACAACACAATTATCAAAAAAACAATTATCAGATTTGATTCCTAGATTACAAAAACTAGGGACAAAAGCTATTACACTTTCTGGTGGTGGTGAACCAACAATGCATCCAGAAATAAATTGGTTAATAGAATATATAATAAGTCATGGTATGGAAATTGGATTGGTTACAAATGCAGTATTTGCTGAAAATATTAATAAAAAAACATTTAATAAATTAACATGGTGTAGAATATCTTTAAGCACAGAAAATCCATTCCTTAAAGAAAAATATGAATATTTATCAGAAGATACAAAAGTTGATATGGGATTTAGTACAGTTATTGCAAATATAGATGATAATACAATAAATGACATAGTTAAAAGTATTAATTTTGCTAATAAATTTAAATATACACATATAAGACTTGTAAATAATATTTTTGATGTTGATGATACTGATTATGTTTCAGAAATAAAAAATGAAATTAAAAAACAAAATATAAATGATGATTTGGTTATATATCAAAGTAGATCAGAATATAAACATGGTCATTCAAAATGTTTGTGGTCTTTATTACGACCAGTTATAGATGCTTCTGGTAATGTAGTAAGTTGTTGTGGTACTCCATATAATACAATACCACCATCAAAAAATTTTAAACAATATGATGTTATTGGAACAATAGATAATATTGAAGAAATATATAAAAATCAACAATATTCTAATGGTGATAGATGTGTGAAATGTTATTATTATAAACAAAACGATTTATTAAATATTTTATGGGAAGATGATACAAAACATAAAAGATTTATATGAAATATTCAATAATATTTCCATATTATGATAGATTTGAACAATTTAAAGAAACAATAAAATCTTTTAAAATTCATTATAAAAACAGATATGATTATGAAATTATATTAATAGAAAGTTTTAATAATAAACAAGATGAGAAAAAACATAAAGGATTTTTAAATTCTATCGAATTATTACAAGAATCAAATATAACATTTAGAGCATTGGAAATAAATGAAGATAATGGATTCTGTCCTTCTATGTTATTTAATGCTGGTGTAGAATTTTCAAGTGGTGAATATTTAATTATTTCAAATCCAGAAACATCACATTATACTAATGTTTTAAAACAATTGGATGAAATATTTGATAAAAATCCAGATTCTTATGTTATAGCTTCATGTGCTGAAGTACGTACAGTTGATAAAGAATATCAAATTTTAAGATGGTTACAACACTCAGAAAATAGGAACAGAATGTTACATTTTTGTTCAGCATTAAAAAAAGATATATATTTAAAAATTGGTGGATTTGACAAAGAATACACAAAAGGTATTGGATATGATGATGATGACTTTTTAATGAATATAAAATCAAATAATATTAATATAATAATTAATGATATAATTGTTACATATCATCATGACCATGATAGATCATATCAAAGAAATCATAAATTAACATCAATAAATCAAATTTATTATCATAATAAATGGGGATTAATTATAAAAAATAAAACATGAAAATAGCTAATATTAGTGATATACCAAAACTTAAACCATATTTAAAAGATGTTTTGAAATATTATAAAACTAGAGAATATCCATTGGATTGGTCAAGACAATGGGAATATCCTTGGATCTTATCTCAAAAATTAATAAATAAAAATACTGAAGTAGCAGATATAGGTGGTGGGTTCTCATTTTTTCCATGTGTATTATCAAAGCATGTTAAAAATATAACTATATATGATAAAAATCCAAAATCATTAAATCATTGTTGTACATTTACTCCAGATTTTAAAATTTTAGATATATCTGAAAAATGTACAGAAAAACAGTATGATGTTGTAACATGTATCAGTGTTTTAGAACATATACCAGATTTACTTAGTGCTATTGATAATTTAATAAATTCTGTTAAAAAAAAATGGTCATTTAATTATAACAATGGATGTATCATTAAATTGTAAACGTGAATTAAAACTTTCCGAACTAATTAATATATATAGATATTTTCAAAATAATAAATCAATAAAATCTATACTAAAAAATAAACCAATACTTAAACTTGGTGAAATGTATACCGCTAAAGAACTTATAAATAGAAACATTATTTTACCAAATATTAAACATGCACCTGAAGATGAAATTGTACCAGTTGGTTTAATATATAAAAAAATAATATAAAACATGAAAAAAAATAAAGTATGTATTATAACATTGACATATAATAGACCAGAATATATAAAAAGATCATTTGATTCGTTGTATAAAAGATTTGGTACTAAATTTGACCATTATGTTTTTGACGATGCTTCTAATATAAAAACAATAAATATTTTAAATAAATTACAAAAGAAATATCATTTTAAATTTAAAAAAGATAAAAAGAATTTAAATATAGGTAATAGATTTATTAAAAGTATAAATGAAATACCATTAAAATATGATTATTATATCAAACATGATTCTGATATAGAATTATTAAGAGATGATACATTTAAAGAATTAGAAAATGTATTTAGATATAAATATGAAGGTGAAGAAGTAATGGGAGTAACACCAAAAATAGAAGGAACATATATGTATCAACAACGACCAGATGATGTTGAGTTTTTTGATGGTAATGTGATAAGACCAAAAACATCTATTGATGTTGGAGCCTTTATGGTATTCAATAAAAAAATATTTGAACACTTTGTAAAAAATAATGAATATATATATAGTAAAGAAAATAAATTTGGTATAGATTCTAAATTATATACTTACTGTATGAAAAAAGGTTTGTTTGTAGTTGTTGAAAGTATAAGTGTGTTTCAAATAGATAATTTCTGGGGTCAAAGAAAAAACTTTAATTATTTTAAAGAAAAAAATAGAACAGAAGATTTAGATGTTGAATATCCAAGTCTTATTAAATTATCTAAGGAAATATTCCCAAATATTATAACAAAAAAACATATAAAATGTTGTGTTGGTTATTATAAAAATTATAAAACATTTGGTAAGAGAATGAAAAGATTATTTAAACATCCAAAATTACTTGAAATAAAAAATATAAAAAAACCAATAAACATAAATAAAAGAAATACAGAAGATATAAATGATCTAATTGTCAGAGTTATATATCCAGTAAATTTTCCTTCAACAAATATTAAAAACATAAGAAGAGGT